GGGAGAGCCTGGGAGATACGCGGCCTCGGAGGGGAGGCGCAGGGCATCCAGTCCGATGTCATCTACGTCCGCTCCTCCCTCGTCGACCAGCCCGGCGCCCTCACGTTGGTGCCCGTCTCGGCGGTTTCCAACAAGCTCCGGCGGCCCCTCACCCCCGCCGAGACCGTCAGCGCGGAGGCCGCCATCGAGGAGATCGTGCGGCTCCTCGAACGCCGCTGGAACCGCGACCTGATCGGGCGCACCTACGTCGACGAGGTCCACGTCGCCGACATGCTCGGCCGGGCCTACCCGTACCACTCCCCCGTAGCGGCGGTGCAGACGATCACCGTCGACGGCTGGCCCTACTTCGACCAGCCCACCACGGAGCAGTGGGAAACCATCGCCTGGTACCCGTCCGCCCGCATCCTGCTCTCCTACACCACCCGGGGCCTCGACCCGATGGAGGCCGCCGACGTGCGCGGCCTCGTCGTCGACGCCGTCTGCCGGGGCGTCCTCGCCACCGCCGCCGTGTCCACGGGCACCATCAAGTCCTACTCCGTGGAGGGCACCTCGATCACGTACGGCGACGGCACCGCCGGGGGCGCCGAGGGCAAGGTGACGACCGGAGACTTGAAGGGCGTCAACCGGCTCCGCATCCCGGTGTACATCCCATGACCGTCTACACCGACCCCCTCTTCCCGCTCCCCGACCCCGCGTTCCTCTGGGTGTACCCGGTCCTCATCCACCCCCACGACGCCGCCTCGGTCGCCGTAGACGACAACGGAAAGTGGACGTACGCGCCCTCCGGCGGAGTTGCCGTGACCGGCTACCTGGGCTCCCCCAACCCGCAGGAGGTGACGCTCGCCGCCGCCCGGGGTTTGCGGGTCGACGCGGTCCTCCTCGTCCCCCACGGCACCGTGGTCGACGAGGACGACCAGCTAGAAGCGGCCGACGCGGCCATCCCCGACGTGTTCCGGGGCACCTACCGGATCGGCGCCGTCCGGCCCAACGCCTCCCATGTCCGGGTGCTCCTCACCCGGCTGTCCGGCCGGGACGACACCCATGCGTGAGGCCGCCTCCGCGCGGGAGGCCGCCGACAACATGGTCAAGGCGCTCCGCGCCGGGCGGGCCGGGATCCGCCGCGATTTGGACCGGCTCGGGGAGAAACTCATCGACGAACTCAAGCTCGACGTGTCCGCGCCCGGCCAGGGGCGGCTCTACACCACCCGGTTCTGGACCGACCGCCAAGGACGGCTACGGCGGGGCGGGCCCCGGGTGCCGCACCGCGCCTCCGCCCCCGGGCACCCCCCGGCCGTCGACGAGGGCCGCCTCCGCGCCTCCTTCGGATGGAAGATCGACCCGCCGAAGCAGCCCGGCGTTGACGTGCTCGTCCTCGGCACCGGAGACGAGAAAGACAAATACCTGGAGTTCGGCACCCGCGACATGAAGGCCCGCCCCCACTGGCGGCCCCTCATCAACCGGAATCGGGACACGATCCGCGACGCCGTCGGGGAGGGCGTGGAGGGCCGCGAGCGCGCCCAGGCCCGCAGGCTGGGAGGGAAGGGCTGATGGCCGTCACGTCCGTCGGGGGAGCGATCCGGGCGCTCATCGTCGCCGACGGGCTGGTGTCCGGGCGGTGCTGGCAGGACGACGCGCCGCTCGGCGCGACCCTCCCGTACGTGACCATCGACGACGCAATCTCCGCCTCCCCGATCCTCAAGGGGGACGGGCAGACCGTGGCCATCGTGCGGCTCGGCACCGTCCACCTGTGGGAGTCGCTCCGCGCCGAGGACCCGGCCCTCGCCCGCCGCCTCTGGGTGTGTCTCGACGGGAAGCGGGTCGCGCTCGACGGGGTCATCACCCGGCTCGCCGTCGACGACTCCCAGCGGCTCCCGGAGCCCGACAACAACAACGCCCACCGGGCTCTTACGCTCTCGATCAGGCACGATCCTGCGGCCTACTAGCAGCGCCCCGAGCACCACCCCGAGCACAGCCACTAGGCACCACCCAGAGCGAGCCAGGAGGCCGCGATGCCAGTCCCACGCGCCACCGTCGTGTATGACATCCACGACGCGAAGATTTACAAGCTCCTCACCGACCCGGTGGGCGGGAGCCCCACGTTCGGCCCGGCCGTCGACGTGCCGGGCATGGCCGAGTTCTCGGTGGACCCCAACTTCGTCACCCAGGAGTTGAAGGGCGACGCGAAGGTCATCGCGAAGAAGGGTCGCGCCGACAGGTTCACCGTCTCCGTCACGTACGGGAAGATCGCCCTCGACGTGCAGGGTGTCCTCATGGGCGGCACGATCACCGACACGGGCACCACCCCCGCGATGGTCGGGGAGTGGTCGATGCCGGGCACCAACTCCCTCCAGTACTTCAAGATGGAGGCGAGCATCGAGGACGTGGAGCTAGGGCTCCAGCAGGTCCAGGTGATCCTCTACAAGTGCCAGCTCACCGGGGGCACCCTCATCTCCGGCGCGACCGACACGTTCGGGCAGCCGACGTTGGAAATCGACGCTATCCCGCTCGACTCGACCGACCAGATGGCCCGCGTGCGGTTCATGGAGACCAAGGTGGCCTTGTCCGCATGAGCATCCGGATCCCTCCGCCCTCCGTTCTGCGGAACCGGGGCATCCCCGTCGAGTTCTACCGGCTCGTCGCCGACGAGACCGGGCATCCGGTGCGCCCGTACCAGCGGGTGTTCTCCTCGGAGGAGGAGTCCGGGGAGCCGCTCCGGGAGGAGCGGTGGGTGCAGTTCACGACCGGGGTCATGGCCGACATTTGCGACCCCGAGATCGGCTGGGGCGGCCTTGAGGAGTGGGACCTGGCGCTGCGCGGGAACGCGTACCCGGCGATCTGCAAGACGCTGGCTATCGCGCTCGAACTGTGGGTGCCCGGCGCCGCAGGCCCCTCCGGGGGCCCGGTTCCGGACGCCCGCCGGGCCGGGAAGATGATGCTCGACGCGGGGATGGCCGCCTACTCGACGGCCATCGGCGGGGCGTACATGCTCGCCAACGGAGCCACCCCGGAGCGCACGGGGGAAGTTCTCGCGGCGGGGATCAAGACGGGTTCGCGGATGCCGGAAATCGTCGACGAGGCGATGATGGCGCTGCTCGCGGAGGAGGAGGAGCGGCAGGCGCAGATCGACGCCCTCCATACCGCCGTGAACGGCGACCAAGACACCCGGACCAGCCCCCCCGCCGCACTGTCCCCATCGAACAGTGGGTCGTCCTCTACGTCGAAGCCGGACACGACCTCGCCTCCTTCTGGAAGCTCTCCCCCGCGCAAGTCGCGTTCCTCCTCAACCCCGGAGGCGGTGAAGTCAGGCGCGGCAACGCCGCAGACCTGATCCACATGGCGCAACGCCCCGGCGGCCGGGTGGCCGTTGAGGGCGCGGTGCCGCCTTCGCTCAAGGGGGTGGTTACTACGTGATCGAACTGCCCGACTTAATCCAGCGGATCCGCGTCGAAACCCAGGACATGATCCGCGCCGAGCGCGCTATCAGCGCGTTCGGGGACCGGGCAGAAAAGGAGCTTGGGCGGGCCCAGCGCGCCGTCGACGAGCTATCGGAGCGGCTCCGCCGCCTCGGGGAGCAGACCGCCACCCCCTCCGTGTCGGTCGACACGGAGGAGGCGGAGCGGGACCTCCGCGACCTCGCCTCCGACATTGAGCGGGCCGGGCGGTCCCGCGACGTTCGGGTCAACGCGGACACGTCGGCGGCCGTCGCGGAGGTGCGGCGCCTCGCCGACCAGATCAACTCGATCCGGCAAACCCGGCAACCCAACCTCGACGTTGACACCGGCCCGGCGCTCGCCTCCATCGCCCGGCTCCGCGCCTCCCTCGGCGACGTGGAGCAGGGCACCACCGGGCCGACCATCACCGTCGGCGCCGACACCCGCGCCGCGACCGGCGCCGTCCAAGCCCTCAAGGCCCGCATCGGCGCCCTACGCGGCCGGGACGTGACAATCGGGATTGACACCCGGGATGCGTACGGGGCGCTGGCGCGGCTCGAAACGGCGATGGGAACCGTCCGCACACCCCACCCGGCCCGCCTGCAAGTGGAGACCGCCGAGGCCCTCGCCGACATCGCCACGGTCGTCCATGCCCTCGCCGACATGCGGGACCGGGCCCTCCGCGTCACCGTCGACACCCGGCAGGCCCGCCGGAACGTGGCCGCGCTCGACTCGGACATCGACCAAATCTCCGAACCCGGCATGGTCACCGTCGACGTGGAAACGGCCGCCGCGCAGCGGGCCATCCGCGATGTGCGCGCCGCCCTCGCCCGGCTCTCCGGGCGCTCCCTCACCGTCGACGTGGACACCGACCAGGCGCGGGCCGCCGTCGCCGCCCTCGACCGGCAAATCTTCGACGTGCCACCCGCCGGGGAACGCCGCGTCGACGTGGACACCGCCGCCGCGCTCCGCAACATCCGGCAAGTCATCGACGGGCTCGCCGCCCTCCACGACCGCTCCCTCCGGGTCACCGCCGACGCCGGGCAGGCCCGCCGGGAGTTGGACATGATCCGGGCCCGCCTCGGCGCCGTCGAGGCCGAGCAGGGCGTCACCGTCACCGCCGAAACCCGGCAGGCCACCCGGGCGATCCTCGGCGTGCGGGCCCTCCTCCGCTCCCTCCGGGGCCGCGACGTGCCCGTCGGTATAGACACCTCCACGGTCGCCCCCTCACTCGCGGACGTGGAACGGCAGATCGGCGCCATCCGCGCGCCCGGCGACGTGCCCGTAGAGGTCGACACGGCCGCCGCCGAGACGGAGATAGCCGCGCTCGAACGGGTCCTGGCCCGGCTCGCCCGCCACCGCTCCATACCCGTCGACGTAGACGTGGCGGGGGCCCTCGCCGACATCGCCGTCCTCGACGCGGCGATCCGCGCCGTCTCCTCCCCCGCCCCCTCCGAGATTGAGGTCCGCACCTCGGAGGCCACCCGCTCGGTCAACCGCTTCCTGGCGCTGTTCGAGACCACCGAGCGCACCGGGACCGCCGAAATCACGGTGCGCACCGCGCAGGCGATCCGCGACCTGACCGCGCTCGGGGCGCTCCTCGACGAAACCTCCCGCCCCCGCGCCGTGCCCGTCGGCCTCGACACAAGGCAGGCGCGGCTCGAAGCGGCCCGGCTCGCCGACACCATCAACGACATATCGCAGGCCCGCCCGGCCGAGGTGTCCGTCTCCACGGCCACCGCGAGGACACAACTGACCGTGCTACGCGGGCAGATCGAGCGGCTCGTCCAGCGCAACGCCCCCCGCATCCGGATCGACGCCTCCTCCGCGCTCCGCTCCCTCGCCCTCGTGCGGGAAAGGCTCGCCGCCCTCACCGACCGGCAGATCACCGTCGGCGTCGACGAGGGCGACGTGGCCCGCTCCCTCGCCGAACTGTCACGGGACCTCGACGACGCCACCCGCGACCGCGCCCTGCGCATATCGGTCGAATCCCTCGACGCGCTCAGAGAGATCCGGCGGCTCCGCGAGGCCGCCAACTCGATCCGGCAGACACGCCCGGCGGAACTGGACGTGGACACAACCGCCGCGCTCCTCGAAACCGACGGGCTGCAACGGCGCATCGCCGACGTGGCGCAGGGCAACGAGCCCGACATCGAGGTGGGAATCCGCGACGGCCTCGCCGCCGTCGCCGCCCTCCAGGCCCGCATCGACGCCGTACGCGGGCGCCGCGACATCGACATGCACGTCGACACCGACCGGGCCGAGCGGGCGATTGACCGGCTCCAGAGGCGCCTCGACCGGGTTCGCTCCCCGAGAGCCACCCGCGCCGACGTTGACACGGACACGGCCTCACGGGCCCTCACGGCCCTCGAACGGCAGATGGGGCAACTCCGGGACCGGCGCGTCCGGGTAGACGCGGACACCCGGATAGCCGCCCGCAACGTCGCGGCGCTGCTCCGCTCCATCCGGGAGATACGCGGCAAGGGTGTCACCCTCAACGCGGACACCGCCCCCGCCCGGCGGGAGATAGCCGCCCTCGCCGGGGACATCGACCGGTTGCGGGGCACCGAGGTCACCGTCGGCGCCGACACCGCCGCCGGGCGCGCCGAGGTCCGCGCCCTCGACGCGGCGATCCGCTCACTGACAGACCCCGAGCCCGTCGACGTTGGCGTGTCCGTCGAGGAGGGCCTCCGGGACATCGGCTTGCTCCGCCGGACCATCGAAGCGGTGCGGGGCCGCACCGTGACCGTCGGGGCCGACACCGGCCGGGGCGTGGTCGCCGTCGAGCGGCTCCGGCAGGCGATCCGCGACGTACGCGGCCCCGCCCCCGTCGTCGTCGACGTGTCAACCCGGGTTGCGGAGCGCAATCTTCGGTCGCTTCTCGACCTGTACGGGCGGCTCCGCTCCCTCACGATCCGCGTCGACGCCGACACCGCGCAGGCGAGCGCCGACATTGAGGCGTTGCAGGCCCGGGTCCGAGACGTGGAGCCCCCCGCGCCCGTGCCCGTGCGCGTGGAGACAGACCAGGCCCGCCGGGACATCGCCGCGCTGCGCGCCGAGATAGGCCGCGTCACCGGCAAGGCCGTCGACATCGACGCCGACACCTCCCGGGCCCGCCTCGAAGTAGCGGCGCTCGGCCGGGCCATCTCCGACGTGACCGGCCCCCCGCCGATCCAGCTACGGGTCGACGCCGCCCCCGGCGTACGCGACGCCGGGCTCCTCCGCGCCGCCATCGCCCGCGTCTCCGGCAAGACCGTCACCGTCGGCGTCACCGTCACCGCCGCCCTCCGCAACGTCAACACACTCACCGGGCTCATCGAGGCGCTACAGGGCCGCACCGTCAGGCTCGACGCGGACACGAGCCCGGCCCGCCGGGAAATCACCGACTTGGAGCAGACCATCGCCCAGGTGCGGGGGCAGACCGTCGTCGTCGACGCCGACACGAGCCGGGTAGAGGCCGCCGCCGCCCGCATCCGGGGGGTCCTCGAAACGCTGCGCGGCAGGGTCGCGCTCAGCCTCGAACCGCGCGCCGCGCTCCTCGCGATAGGGCAGGTCCAGGCGGCGCTCGAAACGGTGCGGGACCGCACGGTCACCCTCACCGTCGAAACCCGCGACGCGCTCCGCAACGTCGCCGCCGTCAACACCGCCGTCGATGCGCTGTCCGACCGGGAGGTGCGGCTCCGCGTCAACGAGGGCGACTCCGCCGCCGCCACCGCCAGGGTCGCCCGCCGCCTCGACCTGCTCCGCGACAAGACCATCACGCTGCGCTCCGACTCCCGGCCCATCGAAAGCGCCGTCGCGCGGGTAGCGGAGCAGTTGCGGGCCCTCGACTCCCGGACCCTCACCGTTGAGGTGACGACCCGGCTCGGCCGGGAGGCCGTCCAACAGGTTCAGCGGGCCCTCGACTCGCTCCGCGACCGGAACCTCAGGATCACCGTCGACAACGGGGCCGCGCTCCGCGCCATCGCCGAAGTAGCCGCCGCGCTCGCCGCCCTCCGGGACCGCACCCTCGTCCTCGACGTGGACACCCGCCGCGCCCTCCAGGCGATCCAGGACGTGGTTCGGCGCGCCACCGGGGCGAAGGCCGCGACGGTGCCCATCGAGGCCGACACGCGCCGCACAAACCGGCCCCTCGCCCAACTCCGGCGGGCCCTCTCCCGGCTCAAGGGCACCGCCAAGGTCGACGGGGACACGGCCGCCGCCGAGCGGGACCTCGACCGGGTCGAACGCAAGATCGACGGGCTCGACGACAAGACGGTGCGGATCAACGCCGACACGGGGGAGGCGGAGCGGGACCTCGACCGGGTCACCGACGCCGAGACGCGGCTGGCCGACGCGGCCCGCAAGGCCGTCCACGACGCGGAGGAGACCCGGCGGGCCACCGAGAGGCTCGGCGACACCGCCGAGGACACGGGCGACAAGGCGCGGGACGCGGCCGACGCGCAGGAGGAGCTAACGGAGGCGTACGCCCGGCAGCGGCTCGCCGTCGAGCGGACCCGGGCGGCCGAGAAGAAACTCAACGAAACCCGGCGGGACTCGAAGTCCACGACCCTCGACATCGCCGCCGCCGAGGTCAAAGTCCACGACGCCCGCCGCAGGCAGCGGGACACCGACCGGGACGTGGAACGCCGCCTGCACCTACTCCAGACCGCCGCCGGGGCAGTCGAGAGCTTCGCCGAGACCACCGTGCGGGGGGCCTCCTCGGCGGGGGGCGCCATATCCGGGCTGGCAAAGAACTTCCAGGGGTTCGGGGACGTGTCCAGCGGCCTCGGCCTCGCCATGTCCGCGTTGAAGTTCCCGGTGATCGTGTCGGCCATCGCCCCGGCGACGGGGGCGCTGTTCGCGCTCGCCGGGGGCGCCTTCGCCGCCGCCTCCCAGCTCGCCCAGGTCGCCCCGGCCGCCGCCGCGATCCTCCCCACGATGCTCGCCATCAAGTCCGCTACCGGCGTGTTCAAGTCGCTCACCGAAGGCCCGATCAAATCGGCCGAGGAAATCTCGAAGCTCAACGAGGCCGCCAAGGGGGCGAAGGATCAGCTTCAGCGGCTCAACCCGGTCGCCGCCGCCGCCCTCAAGGGAGTCGACCCGGCAGACGCCGACGCGGCAGCCGACGCGGCGGAGGCCATCGAAAAGTACGGGGCCGGGTCGGACCAGGCCACCGAGGCGCTCCTCAAGCTCAAGCCGGAGGCCCGCACCCTCGCGCGGCTCCTCTCCCGCTCCGAGGACGTTGACCGCGCGGCAGACGCGACCCGCGACTGGGGCAAGGCGAGCCAGGAGGCAAAGGACAAGCTCGCCGCGCTCCCCCCCAAGGTGCGGGACTTCGTGAAGGAGGTCGTCAAGGTCCGCTCCGCGTTCGACGAGATCCGCAAGGCCGGGCAGGAGGTGGCGCTGCCCAAGTTCACCGAGGCCCTGAAGACGCTCAGCACCCTCGCGCCCATCGTGAAGCAGGCGTTCGTCGGCATATCGGGGGCGCTCGGGGACATCGCCACGAAGGCCGCCGCCGCGTTCACCACCCCCGCGTTCAAGGCCACCCTCGGCGCGATAGCCGCGACAAATGCCCGCCTGATCGGCACCCTCGGGGACGCCGGGATCGCGCTCATCGGCATCCTCGCCGACGTGGCGAAGGCCGCCGGGCCGATGACGGAGGCGTTCGGCAAGGGCCTGGTCGGGTTCCTCGACATGATCAAGGCGTGGACCGGCTCGAAGAAGGGGCAGGAGACCCTCTCCCGGGTGTTCGAGAAGGCCCGGCAGATTGTGTTCTCCCTCGCCGGGACGATCAAGGACTTCGTCGTCGGGCTCGTCAACATCGGGAAGATCGCCTCCGGCTCCATCGGCATCGACTTCATCGGGAACCTCCGCGACGGCGCCAAGGCGTTCCGCGACTTCACCGAGAGCGGCGAGGGCAAGAACAAGATCAAGAAGTTCTTCGAGGACATCCGCCCGGTACTCCACGAGCTATGGGAACTGGTCAAGACCGTCGGGAAGGCGATCATCGGCTTCTCCACCGACCCGAACCTCCCCTCCCTCATATCCCAGGTCAACCGGGACCTCGTGCCCGCCCTCGTCAACCTCGCCAAGAAAGGCAACGAGGAGCTAATCCCCGCCCTCGTCGGCGCGCTCACCGCGTTCACGGACCTGACCTCCGGCATATCCACCGGGCCGCTCGCCACGGTCGTCGGCATCTTCGGGGAGATCGCCGGGTTCGTCGCCTACCTCGTCGAGCAGGCCCCCTGGCTCGGCACCGGGGTCGGCTACCTGATCGCCGCCGGTATCGCCTTCAAGGGGATGAAGCTCCTCGGGCAGATTTCCGGCGTCACCGGGCTGATAAAGACCCTCTCCAATTTCGGGCGGCGCCGGACCCCGGGGAAGCCGTTCGACGACCTCACCAAGTCAATCGACGGCACCACCGGCTCGCTCAAGAAGGAGATCGAGCAGGACAAGCGCAAGCAGGGCGAACTCAACAAGCTCGGCGGCGCCGCCTCGGGGGCCGCCGGGAACGTCGACACGCTGACCGGCTCCATCGACCAGTCGACCCGCTCCCTCGGCGGCCTCACCGGCACCCTCAAGGCGGCCACCGGGGTGCTCGGCACCATCGGCGTGATCAAGCTGTTCGGCGACTTCAAGGAAGACGAGGCGAAGAAGGAGGCCGAGAAGGCCCGCCGGGAGTTGCAGGACGACGCCAACCGCAACCCGATCCGGGTGCCGTTCACGGCCGACGGCTCCGGGATAGAGCAGTTCCTCCGGCAGTTCCACCCCACCGTCGAGGTGGAGGTGACAACGAAGCCCGCCGCCGAGGAGGAGGCGAACATCTGGAAGCGGGTGTTTGACGCCCTCAAGCTCACCCCGACCGTCACCCCGAAGGAGGGCCCGAAGATCGACGACGGCGCCAAGCCGACGACGCGCCCCCGGGCCCCCGGTCTGCCCACGGGCGCCACGCTGCCCTCCGGGCGCGGTCAGGTGCCGCTGCCGGTGCCGGTCAAGCCGGTGCCGTCGGTTTTCAAAATCCCGGTGCTGCCCGGGCCGGTGCCGCCGATCAACGTGCCCGCGCCGGGCGTGTTCAAAATCCCGGTGCTGCCCGGGCCGGTGCCCCCCATCAACGTGCCCCCGATACCTCCGCCGCACATCACCCCGACGGTCGACCCCATCGACATGGACCCGACGGCGGATAGCCTCACCGACTGGCTCGCGGTGTCCCTCGCCGATGTCGGGACGTGGGCGGGGAAGGTCAAGGAGGCCGGGGAGTCGGCTTGGGATTGGCTCACGGGCATCCCCCCCGCGATCCTCGGCACGATCAAGAACCCGCCCAAGACGAAGCCGGGCGGGAGGGCCCGCCCCTTCACCGGGATCGGGAAGCGCGGCATGTCGGTCAGCGCGGGCGCCGAGGAGGAGGAGACGCTCGGGGTCAAGGACCGGATTCTCGCCGAGTTCGAAACCCTCCCCGACGAGATGGCCGCGATCTTCGCGCTCATCCCGCCCATCGGCACGGCAGCGTTCGCGGGGCTCGGCACCGCTATCGGCACGGCCCTCGCCGGGCTACGCGGCCAGGTCGGCACCGACCTCGGGTCGCTACCCACCGACCTCGGCGGCATCCTCAACCAGCTACCCGGCGTCGGCGGGCTCGCGTTCGGGAACCTCGGCACCGTCATCGGCACGGCCACCGCCGGGATACGCGCCCGGATCGGCACCGACTTCGGCGCCATCCCCGGGCTCCTCCGGATCCTCCTCGGCGGAGTCCCCGCCCAGGTCGGCGGCATCTTCGGGCAGATCCCGGGGCTCATCTCCCGGCTCAACCTCGGCGGGCTCATCTCCTCGATCTTCTCGAACTGGCCGATCATCGTCGGGAACGCGCTCGGCGGCATACCCGGCGCGATCATCGGCGCCTTCGCCGGGTCCAACCTCGCGCAGTCCATGTTCAATGCCGGGGCGAGCCTCCTCGGGAACCTCATCTCCGGGATCTCCTCGATGTTCCCGTCGCTGCGGACCATCGCCGACACGGCCGCCTCGATCTGGTCGTGGTTCTGGCCCGGCTCCCCCGTCAAGGAGGGCCCCCTCGTCTCCTGGAACGACGGCTCCCCCGGCCGCGAGTTGATGACGATGCTCACCGGGGGCATCGAGGCGCAGACCCCCGCGCTCGTCGCCGCCGCCGAGCAGGCCGCCGCCGCCACGAACGCGGCGATGGTCCTCTCCGGCGCTATCGAACGAACGGTGCTCCCCCGGCCCTCCTCGTCGGCCCGCTCCGCGTTCCTCGGCGGGGAGCCCGTGCCGGTCAAGCAGACCACCATCAACGGCGGCCTCAACCTCGTCACCCACAACCCGGCGCCGGAGCCGCAGTCGTCGACGCTGCCCCGCCAGCTCCGCAAGGCGTCGGCGTTCCTCGGCACCTACGGGGAGGACCTGTGAACATCCCGGGCGACACCTACTGGTCGTGGAACGGCACCTCCCTCTCGACATTCGCGTGGAACATCGAACAGTTGTACGCCGGGATCGGCGGGATACCGCCGCTGCGCGGAACCGACCTCCTCATCCCGGGGCGGACCGGGCGGATATTCGTGCCGAAGATCGCCGACTCCCGCACCATCACCCTGCGCATGTGGATCGCCGGGGCCGACGCCGACGGCAACGTGATCGACCACGACGCGTTCGGGCAGAACATCCGGGCGCTCCGGGCGCTGCTCTACTCGTCTCTCACGCAGGGCGCCCTCGCGAAGCGGTTCAAGCCGAACGCGGCCGGGGCGGTCATCACCGCGACCGCGCAGGCGCAACTGATCGGCGGGCTGGAGGTGGAGGCCAACGAGGCCCTCGACGTGGGCACCACCGACGCGGAGTTCTCCCTCGCCAACCCCTACTTCTTCGACGGCGCCACCCCCTACCTCTGATGGCCGCCATAGCCGTGCGGCTCTACGCCACCAACGGAACCACCCTCATCGGCACCCTCACCGAGGTCCGCGCCCAGCAGTGGCAGGACGAGCTATCGGCCGCCGGGCACGGCTCCGTGGAGGTGTCCGCGACGGACCCCCTCTTCGCCTCCGTGACGGCGAGGCGGGTCATCAAGTTCCTGGTCGGCGGGGTTGTCCGCTTCGGGTTCCGGATCCTCAAGGACTCCAACGAGAGCGCCGTCGAGCACGGCAACGAACGCTGGTTCCGGGTGGAGGGCCCCGGCCTCCTCGGCATGTTGGCCGACGCGGTGGTCCTCCCCGAGTACGGGCTCGCCCGGGTATCCGGCGCCGACCGGCGGTTCGGTTTCATGTCGGTCGCCGGGGCCTGGTATGAGGCCGCCGATTGGGACGCCCCGAACGCGGTGGTCGTCACGTCGCACCCCAACTGGCCGTCCTACCCGGCGAACTGGCCGGACGGGAACGCGGCCTGGATCAACATGACCCCCGACTCCCCGGTCGGGGGCACCACCTGGTTCCGGGGCTCCTTCACCACGGCCGCCGCGAACCCCCGCGTGCGCGTCCACATGTCCTGCGACGACGAGTCGGTGCTCTACCTCGACGGGGAGAAGGTTCTCGACATCAACGGGAACTCCACCTCGAACCGGACCACGTACACGGCGGAGATACCGCTCTCCGCCGGGACGCACATCGTCGCCGCCCAGGTTTTCGACATGGACCAGTGGGCGGGGGAGGCATCGACCGCCGAAATCATCGTGTCGATCACCACCGTCACACCGGCCGGAGACCCGGGCACCGTGATCGGCCGCACGACCTCCGGGTGGCTCGGGCACACCTCCACGAACGAGGCGACCTGGCCCGGGTTCCGGAGGGCGCAGGTCCTCAAGAAGTGCTTCGACGAGGCCAAGGCGCGCGGGGTGCAGGGATTGCAGTCGGTGACCCTCGGCTTCAACAACGACACCGACTCGAACGGGCAGGCGTGGACCGACCCGCACGACGACTTCTCCTTCCCGGTAGCGACCCTCACCCTCGACGCGGTGGCCGCGCAGCTCGCGGAGGCCGAGATCGACGTGTGGATGGACCCGGCGACGATGGTGCTGGAGGCGTACCGGCGCAAGGGCGTCATCAACACCGACGCCGACCTGATCCTCGGGTTCATCAACGCGACGCTCGGCAACTTGCAGCAGTACCAGACCACCTCCGAGGCGACCATCGTCAACGACATGTACGCCCGGCTCGCCGACGGCAAGTGGATTCACCGCACCGAGGGCGACTCGATCACCGCGTGGGGGCGGGTCGAAACCGGAGCCAACCTCGGCTCGACGAACTCGGTGGCGACCGGGAACGCGCTCCTCGACAACCTGCTGTGTGAGCTGGGCGACGAGACGATCACCATCGACGCCAAGCCCGCCTACCCGATCTCCGGGATTCTGCCCTGGACCGACTACGACCTCGGAGACACCCTCACGGTGCCGGGGCATAGGGGGGTCGGCTCCATCCAGGCGCGGGTCCTGATGATTTCCGCCGAGCAAAACGACGACGACATCGAGGTCTGGCCCACCCTCGTGATCGACCGGAGCCTCTGAGATGGGCGAGTGCCTACCCCGCCGGGTGCCCCCCGACGCCCGCAAGCGGATCGCGACCATCGTCGACAAGATGACGCCCGGCTCCTCCACGAAGGCCCCCACGAAAACCATCGGGCCGACCGACTTGGGCATTTATGACAACGGGCCGTGGATACCGCCGACCCTCGGGGGCGGGACCGGGCTCGTGCAGTTCTACTACGACCACTGGACCCTCACCGGGGAGCCGCAGACGTTCACCCTCACGCACACCCCGATGCGGTTCTCCGAGCACGTCTACTGGCAAGGAATCGAGCAGCAGGTCGGCGTCGACTACACCCTCGACGGCACCACCCTGAATGTGCTCGCCGCGATGGGTCCCGAGGAGGACGACCTCCTCGAAGTGCGGTACGCGTTCATGACGGCCGCCTCCGTGGAGGCCACCACCTGGGATGCGCCCACCTTCATCGGCGCCGACTCCATCGCGCAGGCGAGCACAGCGACCTCGATCACGGTGCCGCTGCCCTCCGGCATACTCGCCGGGTCGGTGCTCCTCGTCACCGCCTGGACGGCCGGAGGGGCATCCTGGCCCGCCGGGTGGACCCGGCTCCGGGCCGAATCGATTGGGCTCGCGGGGGCGACCAGCATGGCGATGGAAACCCGCTGGAAGATCGCCACCGGCCCCGGGGAGCCCGACCCCACCGTCACGGCGGGCTCGACCACGCACCGGATGGGTATCTCCGCCGCCTGGAACGGGGCTATCTCCGCGAGCCTCACCGACTTCGGTGTGAGCTTCTCCGCCATCCCCGACTCGGTCGGCTACTCCGTTCTGCCCGGCACCCCCCCGTGGGGCCGCTCCTCGATGATCCGGGTCATGTTCCACCAGCGCGCGGGCGGCGTGGACAACTCCCACGCCATCGCCCTCGGCAACGGCACCCCCCGCATCCAGGAGAACGGGCACCGCGCCTCGCTCGGCTATTGGGAGACCCCCGTGGAGGAGCCCGGCACGACCGTGGCCGCGACCGTCGCCGACCCCACCTCCCCCGGCGCCGGGGGCGCCAACGGCGAGTACACCGTCTCACTGGTCACCATCCGGGGAGGGAACACCTGATGGGCGAATGTCTCCCCCGGCGAGTACCCCCGGACGCGCGGAAACGGCTCACCACCGTCATCGAGAAGATGGCGCCGGTCCCCCCGACGGCCCCCCGGATCGTCGCCCCGCCGGGCCCGCCCGCCTTCCCCCGATTCGCCCCGCCGAACCTGCCGTTCCCCGGCTCCGGCGGGCAGGTCCAATTCTGGTATGACACCTGGCCGGTGGCCCGCGACGGCACCGGGGCGAGCTTCCAAACGGAGGTGCACCGCCTCACTTGGCTGCCGCTCACCTTCTCCGAGCATGTCTACCTCGACGGCGTCGAGCAGGAGCAGCACGAGACGTGGGACCGGTACGGGCAAGACCTCGTCATCCACGGGGCGATGATCCGAGCGGCCGGGCAGTTGCTCGAAGTCCGGTACGCCTACGACGGGCAGAAGCCCATCTTCGATTGGCAGCAGATCCCTGACATCGTCTACACGGAGCCGCAGGGCTCCTTCTCCCCGAACGCGCATTGGAGGATCACGAACTTCTTCGAGGGCGGATACACCGTGGCCGACGACCCGGCCGCGTACTCGTGCTGCTTCTCCCACGCCATCGCCGGGGACTACAACACCCTGGATTTCTGGACGGTCGTCACCCGGCCGTGCGGCACCGTCGACAAGCTCGGCGGGTTCGACTCCTACTCGCCGATGCTGATCGGGGACCGGGCCGAGCTAAACGGGGTGTCCCCTACCGCCCCCGACGAGATCTCGATCTACGCCACCCAGGGCAACCTCGACTGGCCGTTCACGAACGTGCGGATATTCAACACCGACGCGGAGGGCGAGTGGTTCGGGCCGACGAGCACCCCCGTCCCCGACGGCAACCTGGAGTGGGAGCAGACGCCCGGCTCCAACAACGCGCTCTACACCGCCTCGTTCTTCGACACCCCCTACCTGCCGCACGCGTCGGTCGTGTCGGTGCGGCTCATCCTGATCGCCCCGCACGGCGCGGTGACGCCCACCGCTGGGGAGACGGTGACGATGGGCATCTTCGCGATACCCCCGGCCTCCGTGCAGTACGTGTTCGACGACGACAAGTCCGACCCCTCCCCGGCCGAGCACCCGTGGACCGCGCCCCCCAACAACGAGGTCCGCTGGGCCGACCCGGCGCGGGTCGCGGAGGTGGGGCTCCGGCTCGGCACCGTCTCGTCGACCGGCTCGACCCCCGGGTCGGTGGATGTGCCCCTCTCCCACGTCGGCATGGTCAACGTGGACACGACCCCCTCGACCGGCTACGACCCGTCCGCCTCCCCGGCGGAGGGCACCTTCACGTACCCGCGCGCCGTGTTCGCGTTCGTCGCCGACAACCACCTGGAGAACAACCCGCCCGACTTGGTCGACCACTCCGGGGCCCCGGCCCCCGGCGGGCCCGGGGTGCCGGGCGGGCATTACTGGCGGGACCGGCGCTCCGGTTTCACGTACGTCCTCGAATGGACGATCCGCCCGCCCCGATTCGCTGTCGTGGAGGCCGCGCCGTGACCCGACCGAAGATGCGACAGATCACCGGGGCCGGGGAGTTCGCCGACGGGGAGGTCCCGACCTACAACGGCACCAACGACAGGTTCGAGCCCGGCGCCGGAGGGGGAGGAGGCGTCGGCGCCCTCGTCGGCGGGCCTGGGGAGATGATCGTCGGCGACCCCGGCGGGCCGCCGTATCCCTCGACCCTGTTTCCCGGCTCCGACGGCGATGTGCTCGCCATCGATTCCGGGGTGCCCACCTGGACACCCGCCGGGGGCTTGGGCGGGGCAATACCGGCGTCGGTGATCGACGACATCGGCGACGTGGTGATCGGCGGGGGCGCGGACACCGCCACGATTCTGCCGCTCGGCGCCGACGGGCAGGTCCTCACCGTCAATTTCTCCGCCCCGAACGGGCTGGAGTGGGCGCCCGGCTCCGGGGGCGCCCTCAGCGTCCTGACGATCACCGGCGCCTACACGCTGGTGCTCTCCGACGCGGGCAAGTTCCTGGCCTGCTACGGGACCACCCCCTACAACCTGACCGTCCCACCCGAGTCCTCCGTCGACTTCCCCATCGGCACCGTCATCCAGGGCGCCCAACTCGACACGGCGACCGTCACCGCCGTCGGCGGGGGCGGGGCCGGGGTGGGCGCCAACCCGGGGGCGTCGACGGCCGGTCGGTACGCCGCGTTCGCCCTCCTCAAGTTCGACTCCGACCTCTGGCTGATGACCGGCAGGCTGGCGTGAGCCTCGGCGTCATCGCCGCCTCCTTCGTCGACGAGGTGGCCCCCGCCTACGACGACGAGGTCCTCGCCGACTCCCCGCTCGTGTACTGGCGGTTCGACTCCTCCTCCGCCGGGACGATCACCGACCTCTCCGGCAACGCCCGGCACGGCTGGATGGGGTTCGCGGTGACGGGCGGGGCGCCGCTCGTCGAGGGCATGTTCCGCTCTTGGCAGGTCACGGCCCCGATGGAGTTCGGCTACCCGGACGACGAGACGTGGATGGACCGGGCCGCGTGGTCGGTCGAACTGTGGTTCGCGACCACCGACGTGGACAACACCCTGGGGCTCGTCTGCCGGGACAATTTCGCCGGGAACCGGCATTGG